AGTTACAACTATTCCAAATGAATAAGCTACAGTTGGGTCAAATACATTAGAAAAGTCACCTGATATACCTCCAAAACCTTTAGACAGCACTTCATAGCCACCTCCTTTTACATATACTAATGGTACTACTGCAAATACTACTACAAGAATAATAATCATCTGCCATACGTCTGTCATAATTGATGCTCTAATTCCTGAAACTAAACTATAAGATAGTGCAATCATTGTTAAAATAATTGTTACTACTGTAAAATCAATTCCAGTTAGATATGTAACAACTGCACCTCCAGCTAATAATTGAACAGCAAATTGACAAATAGATAATGCTGATAAACTAATTATGTATAAAACTTGTACTCTTCTAGAATATCTTACATTCATATATTCGGCTAAAGTGTATCCGTTTTTAAATTTCTTTCTTAAATAATGAGCAAAGTATGCAAAGATACAAAGACATAAAATATTAGGTACTGTAAACCAAAATACTCCAGGAAGTCCTTGTTGATATGCTTTTTGTGATGCTATGAATAAAGCTGGAGCCCATATCCAAGTTGCAGCAGTAGAAAATCCTGACTTCATAAATCCGACTTTTCTATCTGCTACTAAAAAATTAGTATGAGTTCTTGATTTCTTTAAATAAAAATAAGAAAGACCATACATAAAAAGACCATAACTAATCAATAAGATGTAGCCGGTCATAGGTGTTAGTGAGTTCATTTATCTCCTTACTAAAAACATAATCGCTTCAGAAAATGTTTTTAAATTGTTATTAGTTTTTATGTCGTTAAGTATTTTGTAAAGTTCTTTTCTATCACTTTCTGTAAGTAATAAAGAAAACTCTACAAACTTGTTATTTTCATCTGACGGATTTGTAAATGTATTAGATGTCTTAACTGATTCATCACCACCATTTTCATCATTGTCTTTTGAAATTTGTTTATCTGTTTCCATTTCTTGAAAACGTAATTTAATATAATCAAACTCACCCTCATCAAATCCGAGTAAGCCCTCATCAATTTTATTACCATCTAATAATTCTGATATTTCTTTTACTGCTTTATCCCAATCCCAAGAAGATTCCTCGTGACTTCTATTATCCATAAACCTATAAGCTCTAATTTTTTCATCAGATAAACCTACTGCTCTGAGTATTGGTACTTCTCTAAATCCTAATTTTTCTGCTGCCCTGTGTCTTGTGTGTCCTGCTACTATTACATTTTTTTCATCAACTACTATAGGTTGTTGCCACCCAAATTCTTTAAGGGATAACGCAACTTTATCAACTGCTTTATCAGAAATTTTTCGTGGATTATCAGGATATGGTTTGACTTGCGTAATTTCTACTGTTTCTATTTTCATAAATTAGTTAATTAGCTTTCTGTCTAGTTATCGTTGTCCTATACTTTTTTTTTATGATTGTAAAATACTAACTTATGATACTTTATTCTTTTTAGATAGTCTTCCCATTTATCAGGGTGTTTATCAAAACCCTCAATAAGCATTTCTCTTTTATACTTGTCCATTTCGCCTATAAGTTGCCATGCTTTTTTCTCTAATAATGCACGTGGGGATTGTGATTTATTTTGATGTACTTTAGTCTTATAAAAAATATTAGTTCTTTTTTGAACATTCATTAATGTTTGATTAACAATATTTATATTCACATATTTCTTCTCTTCTTTTTTCTCTTTAGTAGTATTATTATTATATGTATTTATTAGGGAGCAATTTTTGCTCGTGGTTTGACCTCCTTTTGCTATGTGAACAGTATAGAGATTTGAGTTATTAGACCTTTTTACCCAACTTATAAACCCCCATTTCTTAAATTTCATTACAATACTTTGTACTGTTCTTTTTGATAAATCTAAATGTTTGGAAACATAATCAATAGAGAAAAATAATTTATCATACATATTATTGTACTTAATAAAAAAACATAAAACCTTAATTTGATTACCAGTTAATTTGTAATCAAAAATATATTTCTCAGGTAATACAATAAATTTCTCCATAACTTCTGCTGGTTATCTTATAAACAAATTTTATCTACTTTACAACTTCGCTTTTAGGTTGTGTTTCTATAAATTTACCATATTTACGGACTATTGAATATAGATCATCTTTAATATCTGAGAAGTCACCTTTCAAGATGTAGTGTGGTGTTCTTAGTTTAGCACTATTTTCATACCACGTGAGCTGTGTATTGGACAATTTTCCTGTCTTTGATTTTAATTCTATGTAAACTATTCTACCTGCTGGAAACTCTATTATTAAATCAGGACATCCAGGTTTCATTCCCATTTTAATTAATAACATTTTATTGCTGATACTTCTTATGCCTTGATTCGGCACGTGAAAATATCTAAATTGATATTTATCTTGCAGGTAAAATAAGAATTTACATACTTCAATTTGTATTTTGTACTCTTTCATTTCTTAATTTTAATATTGTTGATTTAACTTTAGATACATATTCAATATCTGTAGCAAACTTAGTTAATTTTTCAGCAAGTTTTAAAGTATTTATACTGTTATTTAAAAGCATTGTAGTCCTTGTTCTTCTAAAATCTAAAAATGCTGGGTGATTATTTAATATTTTTATATAATATTTTACACAGTCACATTTTGTTTTAAATACTTTTACTCCAAATGTAGAGTCTTTGTTATTAAATGGTTTAATATGATCTTCTGTTAAATCCCAGGTTCTAATACCAAATAGATTATTACCCTGTACTGCAAATCTTGATGTACCATAATAAGACTCTAATACTGCTTGTGCTATTATTATTTCTTTTGGTATTCTTTCTTCTTGATGTAATGAAAAGTTTAAGTAATTAATACAAGTTTCTAGAGTTTCAATAAATTGCTTTTTATTTTGATATATAAACTCAGGTTCATATAGACCTATATTCTTAGCTTCATTTATGTATTTTGTTTCTATCTTATGTTCTATTTTATCTACTGTTAAAAAGTTGGGATTAAATGTTCCTGTAATAAAAGAAACAATAATTAAAAATAATAGTAATAACTTACCAGTCAAAATGGTTTTTAAATTTTTCATATATTGCTTTCCTTATCTTAGGGTCAGGACTTTCAGCACAAAGTGCTAAAGCTCTTGCTACTGGATTGATTTGATATAATGTCCAAAACATTCGTTCATTCATACGATGCTGTTCTGTATGATGCTCTATGCAAAGAGGTACAACAAAACTATCGCAGGGTTTCATTCCCATTCCTGCACCTGTAAATCTTAAATGTGCTGATTGAACGTCAGTTCTCTTGCAGATAGTACAGGGTTGTTCTGATACATATACTAAATGTTTTCTACTTTTTATTATCTTTGTCTTTTGATAAACCATAAATATCTATAACATCTAATGATCTTAATTTATAGATTATTTCAGGTTTACCACCTTCGTTTTTTCTAGTTTTTTCTGTATCAATAATTAAATTTTGTAACTTTAACTCTGTAGTTCTTGGTCTTATAGTAAGTAAATTTTTATTACATCTATTAGCTAGTTCAGAAGTTGTAAGTCCTTTTGGAAATACTTTTTCAAGCTCTAGTAGAACCATTTTCTGCAATCTACTTAGTTGCTTATTTATATCATCAGCCGCTATGACAGAAGTTCTTACTTTTCTGTGTCCAGCTTTATAAGGATATTTATTAAAATCAAATTCACCTTGCATCTGATTCCTTTATATACTTTTCTGCATCTTTTTCATTCACAAAAAATCTATTGGTAAATCCATAAGTTGATTGATTTAATATTTTAAGAAGTTTTTTAATTTTAACTTTTTTAGGTTTTTGTTTGCCTGTTCCTACTATATAAATATAAATATCAGCTTTCATTGTCATTTTATTTTATCCAAAGTTAATTTTATTTCTTTAACAAGGTAAGGTATTCTCTCTTCTTTTTTCTCAGGTAGCATTATAAAAATATCTCTATCAGTCATTTTACATAAAACATCTAATATAGATTCTAATACAAGTTGTTTACTTATCATTATTCCTCATTTCATTAAAACTAGGACTCTTACCTCGACAGGCAATCTTATATCCCTTGATTATAACTGATTGACCAACTAACAGATTATTTACTTTTCTCATCTGCATTGTTGAAACATTTCCAATAATACTCATCAGACCTAATCTACCAGCATTAAAGTCTTTGCTGATAGTTAGGTTCTGAACAGTTCCGTCTTTGAGTATTTTGTATTTAGCAATACTCATTTTACTAACTCCATCATTCCAAATGGTACTCTCCAGGAAAGACCACCACATTCTTTATTACATTGTATTACTGCTTTTACTAAATTCATTTTAGTAATTG